GTTTGGCTTCTGGCTGTTGGACATCGTTAACCTTTTTCTCAAGAATTGGTGCTACTAAGTATTCTGGACATTGCTGAGTAAATAAGCACTTAGGCTTTTGACATTCTTCAGCATGGAAGAAATCAGGATTCTGGCACTTGTATCTGTATCTGTCTTCACAGCCAGTTAACAGGAGTAGTAAGAGTAAATATCTCATGCCATTGTGTCCACAGAATTAGGTTTGACCCAATTGGTCTTTATTTCGTAGGCTTTCTTTTGCAACTCAGCTTGTCGGTTTAGTTCAGCAAGACGTTCCATGTTCTGCTTGTGTATCACCCTGTGAGACTCCCAAAGCATCCTTGCATTTTGTTGGTAAGTGGTGATTTTCATTTGCCAAGTCCAATCTTGCCAAGCAAAAGGTTAACAACTCTGTCTGCCAAATCGTCAGGGAGAAACTTCAAAAACCCAAGAAACCAAAGAGCAACCAAACCATAGACAATGATTCGGAGTGCTAAGTCAAAGTCTTTTTGATACTGATTCATCGCCCACAGCGTTTAGTTGTTTGACAGAAATCAAATAACTCATTTATGCCGATACCAACGAGAAGAACCACGAACGCTATCCCTCCAATAAGCATAGCCATCTCCAGTTGCTCTTGTTCCTCTTGCTTCTGTTTTTTTTCCAATGCTTTTAGTGATGCTATCTCTTTGGCATCATCCCTGTCCATCTCTGCCTGACGAGCCTTAATCTTGTTCCAGACATCAATCTTGCCAGTCTGCATGAACAGCATCTTGAGCTCTTCTTCAAAAGACCTTGCTTGTTCAAGAGCCATCTCAATCTGGAGAGCAGTCCCCATGTTTGAGCCTTTTTTCTCACGCTTGGCTTCAAGCATAGCCTTCGTAGCTTGGCTCTTGGCATCAAACATCTTGCCAATCATCGGGGCAAGACCGCCTATGTCATTGGCTACTTTACTAGCCTTCTTGACCATCGAAATGGCACTCTGAAGACCATTTAATGCGCTTATTGGGTCTATCATTTTTTATCTACCTTTTTCCATTCAATACAGTAGACTTTCCTGTTGTAGACATCTCCAACCCAAGCCCACTTGACACACCTGTACTCAATAGATACAGCTAGTAAAAATTCTATAAGTACCATGTCCACAAAATTATGTAGACACACCAAACTATAGTTATACAAAGAATGGCTGCGCTAGTGAAAGCTAACAGCCAATCCTTCATTTTTTAACCCATGTCTGCCAGATAGCACCAGCAGCTACGATTAGCCCACCTATCCATAAGACAGGTTGAGCAATAGAAGCAATCCAGTTAAGAACCTTTACAGCACCCTTGGCAGCATTGATAGCATCCACAAGGTCTTTTGTGTTTTTATCTATGTCATCTACTTTAGCTTCTACTGCTAGAAGCCTATCGTAGATTTGCTCATGGGTTACTTGCTCTGCCATGATTTTATGCAGAGGCTGCCTGTAGTGGTGTAAGGTCTTCTGTTGTCCAGAAGTCTTTAGCCAACATAATGACCAAATGCTCTTTGTTGCGTGACAAGCAGTCTGCCCATTCAGCATCAGTCATGCCTTCTGGTTTCCCTGCGTTAATCAGATTAACTGAGTCCATTGCAGCAGAGTAGTGCTTGGCAATTTGTTCGGGTGTTAGTGTTTCAGTAGTCATTTCAGTTTCCTTCCAATTGTTTTACACGGGCAGTCAATTGTTTGACAGCGTTAATCAAGTACCAAGTCAAATTATCAGTATCTACAGTCAAAACTCCTGTGGATTCTTGCTTTACGCACTCAGGCAAAACAGCTTGCAGTTCTTGAGCAATCACACCCAACTGCACGCCTGTCTTTTGAATGACTGCATGAGTTGGCAACTCTGTGACTTCTTCAGCGGTGCGATATTCAAAGTTACGAACACGAATTGAGTTGATTTTGTCTAAACCATCGTTGTTGTCAGCAATGTTTTTCTTTAGGCGTTGGTCAGAAGTGGTTGACCAAGATGATGAATTGTTACCCTGATAGACACCGCCCCCACCGCAATAAATGAAGCCTGTGTGAGAGCCTTTACCAACTGGTTGTGTTCCGTTGCCTGGAGCAGAAATAACCATTTCTCCATACGCTGAAGCGGCAGACGCGGAAGCATAGTTTCCAATGTAAGTGCCTTGGTAACCAGTTGTGAGAACAGCACCGCCACTACCCGAGTAATTTGCTGCATTCTGTCCAATGCAGGTATTTCCACCGCCAGTAGTAATTCCATATCCAGCCTGATAACCGACAGCAGTGCCTCCCGTTGCTGTGGTATTAAAAGCTAACGCTCCATATCCAAAACCAGCATTGTTTGCGCCTGTGGTATTTGAATATAAAGCACTATCACCAAACGCGCTATTGCTAGCGCCAGTTGTATTTGTATAAAGGGCGCGGTATCCAAATGCGTTGTTATACGAAGCCGTAGTATTGTTTTGAAGTGCTTGATGACCAACAGCGTTGTTCTGACTTCCTGTGGTGTTGTAATATAGCGCACTGTATGGAGCAATCGCTACATTGGTTGTGCCTGTCGTGTTAGTAAATAAACAACCCTGACCAACCGCAACATTTGTTCCAGTCGTGTTTGAATACAAAGCTCTGTAACCAACCGCAGTGCTATCTGACCCTGTGTTTGCGTACAAAGCCTGATAACCAACAGCAGTTAACGAAGTTCCTGTGACATTTGTGTAACCCGCCTGAAAACCTACAGCAGTGTTGTTAGATGCTGTGGTGTTGGAACGTAATGTGTTATCGCCAAGCGCAACATTATTTGCTCCAGTAGTATTGGCTTGCAATGCAGATATACCAACTGCTAAATTTGGTGTTCCTGTCGTATTTGCGCTTAATGCTCTATATCCAATTGCAATATTGTTATTAACAGTTGTGTTGGAATTTAATGATTCTCCACCAATCGCAATGTTGTTGTTTCCGCTTGTGTTTGCAGAAAAAGTGTTTGTTCCAGAACCAACACCAAAAGTTCCAAGAACAATGTTTCCTTCACCAGTTGTCAAAGCCGCTGCCGCATAACTACCAAGAACAATATTTCTTGAGCCAGTTGTAATTGCCGCCATAGCACTAGCACCAACTGCAACATTGTGTGCAGCACTTGAAGATGCGTTACCAGCTTGATAACCTAAAAAAGTAATTGAGCCTGTATCTGTTTTGCCATACACAGTACCCAATGCAGTAGGCGTAGCAGCAGAGCCACCACCAGCAGCAGCCCAAGTGCCATCACCACGCCAGAATGTGCTAGATGTTGCGCCAGTTCCTGAATTAAGGTTTGCAACTGGTAGGTTTCCTGTAACGCCTGTGCTTAAAGGCAGACCAGTCGCATTGGTCAAAGTCACCGATGTTGGTGTTCCCAAAACTGGTGTAACTAATGTTGGACTTGTTGCAAAAACAGCAGAGCCTGTTCCAGTTTCATCTGTTAAGGCAGAACGCAAATTTGCTGAACTAGGAGTTGCTAAAAAAGTAGCTACGCCAGTACCTAGACCTGATACGCCAGTAGAGATAGGAAGACCTGTAGCATTTGTTAGAGTACCACTAGCAGGAGTACCCAACACAGGTGCAGTCAAAGTAGGACTTGTTAAAGTCTTGTTTGTCAGAGTCTCTGTGCCTGTTGGGGTCACATAGTCAGTACCTGCTGTAGCAGCACTAAACGCTGAAGTACCATTACCTTTAACAATGCCTGTCAGAGTGCCTACACCTGTACCACCAGCAGAAACTGCTGTGTAGTCGCCAGATGTACCTGCTTGCCAGTCTTTAATCTGGCTCATCATCTCACGGATAGCATCGTTAATGCCAGATGGCGCACAGCCCTCTGCGATATTGATACCATCAATGTCTGTGTTGTTTGATGGAGTTGCACTCCACTCCGAGATTTTCGTCTTTGCCATGTTTTACTCCGTTAATCCAAATGCAGCACCATAACCCAAAGCAAGTGCCTTACGCTGTAATTCTCTGTTAAGAGGCTCTACTGTCATAACTGATGCTTTTTTCATCAGATTAGCTGCAAGTTTAGGGTCTAGCATTGCGTTAACCAACAACTCACGAATAGCATCGTCTGTTCCGTTATACAGCCAGTTCATTGGTGCAGAAACCTTTTGCAAAACAGGAGGAACATCACCAAACATCTGTTTGCCAATCATTCCACCAATCACATTAGCTGTACTCATGTTCTTAAATGTATCAGACCCTGCTGCCTTAGTTGCTCTTGGTAGAACACCACTATCCAAGTCTTCAGCAACTTTCTTCAAAACAGCCAACTGAGTGTTAGACAACTTAGTTTCTTTCTCAGCAGAACGAATAGCATTTAAGAACTTAGGCTGTGAAATCAGATAGTCATTGGCTCGTGATGGGTCAGGAGTGGTTGAAAGAACCTTGCCTTTAAACTGTTGTGCAGCTTCAAGACGCTCAATTCCTTTACTAGAAGCAGCATACTTAGCCAAATAATCTTTGTAGCCAGTAGCACCTGCCTCAATAGCATCATCTACAGAACGAATAACAGCTTCAAGTTGTGGTTTAGCTGCTCGATATGCACCTGCTGTTGGGCCATTGCTTGCAGACTTGTCTAACAAACCTTGAGCAGCAGCCCTTAAATCTTTACGAATCTCATACAGTTCAGCAGGAGAGGCAGCACGAGCAATATCGTCTTTTGCATTATTCAGAACAGACATAACAGTCTGACGCTTACCAACTGGTGAAGCAAGAATGTCATCAATAGTCTTATTAACTGTCAATGCAATAGCAGACTGGAATGTGTCAGGGTCAACAGTAGAGTTAGCAAATGCACCTTCACGCAATGGCGCAGTTACTTCTTCACGCTTTTTAATAGCTGCTGTTAGTGCATCATCATCTTTAGCAAGACGATTCAAAATAGCCATCTGTGCTTGGTTAGCTTCTAAAGCCTGAGTAGCAAAACGCCCACCAGTTACATCCAAACCTTTGATAGCAGTTTCAGCGTTAATCAAGCCAATATCACGAGTGGCTTGTGCAGTAGTCGGTGTATAGCCACCAATCTTAGGAACATAAGTTTCACCAGACTTGATTGCTTGTTCAGCATCAGCAGCCAAGTTACGCAATACATTGCCTGTGATAACTTCACGCCCTGCTTGGGTAAATGGACGAACAATCTCTTTAGAAGTTCTAGCAACAATAGGTGCAGCACCTACAGCACCACCTGCGCTAATAGAACCCATCAAAGCACCAAGCGTTTGACCAACAGGGCCAACATCACTCTCACGAGCAGCACCAGATGCCAATGCACCTGCCGTAGCAGCAGCACCCTGAGTTCCTAAACTCTTAGTGAAGAATTCTTGTACTGGTGCAGGTAAGTTTCTAGCCAAAGATGCAGGGCCAGCCACACCAAAACCTGCACTTGTCACATCTTGAACGACACGCTCTTGTGGAGTTCTAGGAGTAGGCACACCTGCTTGCGTCATCAAGTTCTGTAAGCCTTGGCTAGTAGGTTGCATAACCTGTCTTCCAGCCAATAGATTGATAAGCCCTGTCAGAGCATCAGCACCCATTGTAGGGATAGACAAAGCACCAGTTAATGCTGCTCGTCCTGTCAAACCCAATTGTCTGCCAAAATCACTAGCACTTCCAAGTTGCATTTGCTCTGGACGAGGAGAAGTAGTAATCTCTTTGATTGCTTCTTCTCTTGTCATTCTCTTAGTTGGCTTTGGTGTTTCAGCACCGCTAAGAACAGCCAAACCTGCATCAGAGACTTTTGACAAGTCGCCTGACTGCAATGCCATCAAATCATCATCTGACAGTTTGGTTAAGTCCATTATGGTTTCTTTCTACGAGCAATCTCAGCTTGAATGTCAGCCAAAGATGGCATACCTGTTGGTCTTTCAACTGGTGCAACTAATGCGTCTGCAAGAGGGTTTAACAACAATGTACCATTACCACCTAATTGCTGAGAAATGCTTGTGTAAGGGGCTTTCTGAGCCTCTAGGTTACGAGCCTTTGATTCAACAACTTTAGAAGCTACTGCAAGCAATCCTGTTCGTTCTTCAGGAAGCAATGATTGACCATTCAATGCTCGTTCAGCATAAGCCTTAATAGACTGAGGAATAGAACGATTGCCAAGAATAGTTTGCTTATCACCTTCTTGAACAGCACCAGATGGGTCATAAATCTTACCAATGGCGTAAATCAATGCGCCATCAGCAGCCTTGTTACCTGAGTTACCTTCTATTACAGCAGCCTTGGCAGCCTTAAATCTGTCAGCAACTTCCATTGCACCAGTATCTTTAACTACGCCACGCCAATCTTTCAAAACATCAGATTGTGCTTTTGCTACTGCTGTTGGGTCTTTCAAATCTACAGCTAACTTAGGTGCAGCAGCAGCCCTTTTAGCAATTTCAAAGTCTTGGAAAGAACCTTTATAGCCTTGCTCTTGAGCAAACTTGTACTCAGCAATAGCACTTGGTACTGGCTCACGCTTTGGTGCGCCTTGAGCCACAGCCATAGGCTTACCATCAGCACCAATCTCGTAACGAACTTGACCTTCGCCAAGCGTATAACCTTCTGGGCGCATTGCCTTTTGAGCAGCAACCAACTCAGATAAAGTCTTGCGTCCTTCTGCTGTTCCCATTAATTGAGGAACGGCTCGTTGCAAATCAAAGGTAGGTGCAGTCATGCCTTCACCTACTCGATTACCCATCATGTCTTCGCCATAAATCTCTTGTGGCTTGGTTACAGCACCTTGGATAACGCCTTGAATTCGTTGTTGTTCAGCCAATGCTGCTTGCTCTTGCTGACGCTTACGAATCATGTCTTGCAACTGGACATTCTGCAATTGACCTTGCAAGGCTTCTTGCATACCACCACGATAGGCTTGCTGACCACGCTGTAAACCTTCAGCAATAGAAGCACCTGTGTTGCCACCTTGGAACAAACGTCCTGCTAGGGCATACAAGGCTTGTGCTTGTGCATCGTCACGATTACGAGCAATGTCAGCAGGTGACATACCTAGCAGACCCATTGTGTCTGCACCGCCTGTACCGAAAATGTCTAATAGTCCAGCCATGATTTAAACTCCACCACTTAACCAATTAGATGCACTATTCCACAAATTACCAATACCTTCAGAGCCACCTAAATTCTTGTACAAGCCACCACCAACAGCAGCCAAACCAAGAACATTCTGCAATGTAGATGTGTCAGTAGTACCGCTAGATGTTTGCTGACCAACTCGTCCTAGTGGGTTACCATAGACCAATGACAGATAGTTCTGCAAGTTCTGTTGTGGTTGGTTTTGCAAGAAGTTGAATTTAGCCATGTCAGCTTGCATTTGCTGACCTTGGTAACCTTCACGAATCTGACCAGCTTGCAACATATTCTGAATGTCTTGATAGTCAGCAGAAGTCATTGCAGGGGCAGCCAATGTAGCTTGTTGCTGACGATTACGCTCATCTGCATAATTCTGGTATGCCAACTGACCAGCAGTATTAGCCAACTGTTGACCAAACGCACCAGTTGCTCTGTCCTGCAAAGAACCCATAGCACCAGAGCCATAGCGTCCTGCCATGCTTGATTTAGATGCAATGTCACCTAGAGTTGACTTGAATTGAGTTTCAGCAGCTTGTGCAGCAGGGGCAAATGCACCCTGAAAGAATGGATTGCCACCCAAGAAACCACCAGAAACTGTGTTCTGGAGTTGATTCTGAGCAGACTGGAGTAATGGGTTACCCAAAGAAGCACGAGCCTCAAGAGCCTGTAAACCTGTCTGAGTAGTAGTGGTAGGACTTACAAATGTAGGGCCACCATAGTACTGAGGGCCACCGCCCTGATACAACTGCTGTGCTTGTTGCAATCCATAACCTAGATAAGGTTGGATTGTTGGGTCAATTTGAGATGTGGTAGTAGTAGCCATCTTTTACTCCTAAAAGTTCGGATTCCAAGATGGGTCATCCACAGAATCCATTATACATAAATTATTAAAATCAACCAATAATTGCATATCTATACGTCTTATTAGCCGTTGAATTTGCAAAATGGGTAATCGTTGCCGTACCTTGTCCTTGAGAACTGGTATAGATGTTTGTCGAGGCAGCAAGTGACACTAAGTTAACAGTCGCTATTACAGATGGCGTAGTTGGTCTTGTAGGACTTGTTCCAGCAGCGTAGTGTTCAATCATTGCACCTGTATCTGATGCTCTCCACATCAACTGAATATAGTCATTGGCTGCCAAATCTGCGTAAAAGTTCATTGCCCCAATTAAGTGAAATGGGTCACCAGATGTTTTTCTTGGTGCTAAACCAAATTTGCTATTTGATGCAGCTATATCTGTCCCATTCTTTCTAAACCAAATGTCCACATCTTGCGAGTCATTTGTTGTGTTTTTTAGTTGAACAGAAAACTGTATGTTATACATACCTGCAACTTTTACATTTAACCTAGAACTGTTTGATAAAGTAACTCCATTGGAGAAGTCTGTTGTATCAAAAGTAATAGGATATGCAGTCGTTGTATTAGCTACAGTTTGGTCTGTTCCATCTTGGAACGCACCATAAGGCGCAGAATCAGCAAAAGCAGCAGCAGAGGCTGGCGCAAATAGGATTACGCTATCTGGGCCTATCCTTCGGTCTGTCAAAGTGGTAGATGTAGCACCACCAGTAGCCAGAGTAATCGTGCCTGTGTTATTGGTCTTGCCATCCATGATGCCACGAACCACCTCTGCCACGGCTCGCTGGTCACCACCGAAAGCAGGTAGGCTTCTAAACATCAGCGAACTCCCTGCGGTGTTACATCCACATCCACAGAAACAGCGTTCTTCCAGTCAGCACCTGTTGGAGTAACTCTTAGCCTGTGGTATCTACCTGCACTTCTGAGTGGCACACGATTCTCAGAACTAGCTGCAATAGCTGTTCCATAGTTCACACCTTGGTCTAGCAAAGTACGAGAAGCAATAGCCACAGTTGCAGAACCATTGTCAATAATAGGTCTAGCTAGGGTTACTACTGAGTTAGCACCAATGTCTAAGTCACCTGTAGAAATGTAGCCAGTTAGGTTAGCACCTGTGTAAGTCATTACATAAGCACCAGAAGTACCGCCTAAGAAATACTTACCGCCTACATACAGACGAGAATCCAAAGAGGAAGTCAAAGCATCAATAGAGTTTGAGATGCTATCAAGTTGCTCAAGGGTTACAGACGATGTAGAGGCTTCTGCCAAGTAATCTGTATTTGCGTCTGCGTAAGTCCACTTCTGTGTTTTAAAGTTGTAAATCAGTAGATTACGAGTTCCATTAACAGACTTGTAATTCCAGATTACTAACTTGCGGATTGGGTCAACAGCAGCAGACATTGTTCCATAGTCAGAATCGGAAGCGTCTTCAATGAAGAATCGGTCAACCTTCTCTGCGCCAATAGGTGTGACATTTTGTCCATCACACATATAGAAACCATCGTCTGACAAGAAGAATGTAATGCCTTGGTACTGAGCAATAGAGCCAGCAGCCATACATCCCTTATTACGAGAGATATTGTCAAACTGGAAAATGAACGGAGTGCCAACATAACTCATGCGGTGAATGGCTCTCTCCAAGAAAACCAAACCAAATTCTCCACCACGGATTCCTACAATCTGTCCACCATCAGGAATATCTTGATAGTCTGATTGAGTGGTTACATCCTCAGTCCAGTCTGTTTCATTGTTGATAGCAGACCAGCGAACCCTGTATTGCTGTTGAGCAGATGATTCGTAAGTATTAGCCACAACCACAAAGTCACGAACTACTGTAATGTACTTTGCAATAGGCGCATTACCAGCCAAGTCAGCAAATGATGTAGAACTTCCAAGAGTCCATGCTTGCAACTTTTGAGAGTTGTTTGCAGAAATGACAGTCTTGCCAAACTGAGTAAAGCGAACCTTATCGTCTGTGCCTGTTGTCATGCCACTCTTGACTTCAGTAATAGCACCTACGCCACTTACTGTATAAATCTTGCTAGAGCCAGCAGCAAACAAAGTTGTGTTTCCATTGGGTTGCTTGGCAGCGTAGAGAGAAGTTAAGTTCTCTGCTGCTGCACTTGATGAGAATCGCTCTGGAGTGGGGAATGGGCCGTACCCGATAGCCTGAGAAACCACATTCTTAGCATCAGTCAAAGCACCTGAAACGCTAGGTTGGTCAGGCATCCACTCACCAAAAGTTAATTTTGTCGTAGCCATGTGTTACTTCCTTGCGACTGAATTGTCCAATCGTTGTCATTAGCAGCAACTGGTGTCCATGTATTGTCATTCATCGAAACATCAGTCCAAGTGTTGTCATTGACACTTACTGGAGTCCATGTATTCTCATCCTCTGGTACTGGTGACCAATTATCACCAAGTACATGACCATCAGCAGTTACAGTTGCTGTGCAAACAATTGAAGCTATACCGCCCTGAATGACAGTAGCATCTGCCGTTACATCAGCACCTGCTGTTATGCTTGCACTTGCAAACTGAACACGAATAGCATCACAGACAACAATTGCTACTGCATCAATACCAATCGTTGCGTTCTGTACTCTAGTCCCTGCACAAGAAACTGAAGCAGAACATTCAATGCTTGCACTTGCGTACTGAACCCTTGTAGCGTCTGCCGTAACAGTCGCTGTACCATTTACTGCCGCACTACCAAGCTGAACCCTTATACCTTCTGCTGTAACGCTTGCAGAAGCAGTCACAGACGCATAGGCATCCCATCGGGTTACAGATGTTAGGTAAAGTGGACTATCGAGTGTGAGTGTTAAGTCATCAATGCTAGACTTTAAATTGTCTAGCGAGTCAATCGTCCACGGAGGCAGTAAATCAGCCATCTCACGCCAAAGTAACGCTCAATGAACCAGCAGCAACACGGAATACATCGCCTGTTGCAATTGTTTTAGAAGCATCTAGTGGAGAGTGATACAGCAAGTTTCCTGCTGTCAAAGCGTCACGAATACCAATGTACGCTACTGTTCCCCATGAGCCACCAGCTTGAGGAAACTCGATAGCAGCAGAGTTGGTAGTAGCACCATTGCTAGGCGAACCAAATGTAATTGACTGACGAGCATACGATGTTCCAGATACTTCTGTACCTGTGTCAGCGTCTGTTGGGTCAGATGTGTACAAAGCCAAATACACAGTTGTTGGTGCTGTGTATGTTGTTGCTCGGAGAGTGCCGTTAATCAGGGCATTTTCCAGATAATTGCTCATTTCTGCCATAGTATCACCTTGGAGTTAGTTTCATTGCCAATGGAACGCCAGAGTATTGGCCTTCTTCATCAGACTTTGTGAGAGAGGAAATGGCTCTGTCATACATAGTTCCCCATGTATTGATTCGCACATCATTCATCAAATAAGGCTCTGCTTCAATCAAAGAAGCATAAAGCAAAGCATCTGGTGCTGTTGTCAGGAACACATTAGATGTATTACTGCTAGACAAGTATGCTGGCGCAGCAAAGTACAAAAGTCTTACTGTGTAAACACCATCAGGTGCAGGTGACACTTGGAAGTCATTAGCAAGGATTGTGTAAGACATGGGAACACCAACTTCTGATGCTCTTGGGTCATTAGACAATGCTGATGGGCTAGAGTAGCTAAGTGGTTGAATTGGATTTGTCATCACAACAAAATCACGCACCTGCAAAAAGTCGCTAGGCAATTCAACAGTATTGTCACCACTTACAGTTGCTGTTGTGACAGACTTGAGCATCTGACGAATACGCAATTCTCTGCGGAGTCGATTCTCAGCAAATGTAATGAAATCTGGAATCTGGCTTGTCAAATCAGAACGAGCCAAATAATTGGCAATCGAGGTCTGCAAGTCAGAGTATGTAGTTAAACTCATACCACTCCTGTTCTAGTGCGCCATGCACGATTCATTGGGTCATTGAGGAAAGCAGCAAAACGCTTTTCATCAAGCACAGCATAACCACGCATGATGCCTTGTTTGTTAAGGTCATCAATAACAGTCAATGGAATAGACGCAACCTTATTGCCAAACAAATTATCAGACCATCTTGCTCGTTCATCAAAGGAGTTATATTCCTTTTTATTCTGCTCAACAATGGCAGAAACATCCTGACGAGTTTGAATGATGATGCCACCTTCACCATCGGCATGAACAGCAGTTTCTCTAATCTTTTCCATATGCCAATTCTATCAGTTTGATTAAAAAAGAAAATGCCCCAGAGGGTTAAGTCTGAGGCATTTTTCGGGGTTACCTTAGATTAAGGTGTCAAGTCAGCAATGATGCCGTGAGCAGCTTGGTTTTTAACTTCCAAGGTGTACTCAGCCAACAACTGTGTAGACTCATTGTCGCCAGTCACAGCCAACTCGTTGGTCTGGAAAGGACGCAGATAAGCAACAGCAGCCATGTCGGGGTCAAGCACAAATGCTGTCTCATCGCATGAGTTGGTAGAAGTCATGAAGCGGTTAGGAACAACAGAAATTGTACCGAAATCGCTCATGTACACATCAGCAGCAGCCACGATTGTGGTTGGGCTGTTAGATGGGGCCATGAAACGCTGTGCAGCGATACCAGCAAAAGCTGAAACAACTTGCTTGTGTGCAGGGTTGACCATCAACACTTTAGGATTGCCACCAGAAGCGTAAACGCTCTTAACAACAGATTGCAACAAGGCTTCTGTGAAAGTGCGGTTTGTGCCGTTTACACGAGCAGTTGTACCCAAAGAACCAGCAACACCATCAGTACCACCAGAGTAGTTGCTGTTCAGCCATGCTTGCAGACCACCCAATTTACGAGCAGTAGTGGAGTCACCATTGGCAGCAATCTGGTTGCTCAACAATGATGTTTCCATGTCACGCTTGATTTCAGCAGAGGCTTTAGCCAACTGATAAGCCTTTTCAGACTTACGACCAGCTTTGTCAACTGACTGCAAAGTGCCAGAAATCTTGATTGTTTTCTGAGCGATTTGAGTGCGGTTGCCAACACGAGTTGTTGGAGACATAGTAGCGTCAGATGCTGTTGCACCCTCAACTGCAAAGTTTGACAAAGTAGCAGCAGCCAAGCTGTCAGTCTGCCACTCGTGCAGAACAGCAGTAGCCTTTGTCTTGCCAATAGAAGACATGAAAGGTGTGTCTGTGGGGCTGATGTTATAGATTACATCAGAGAGGTCTTCGCGCATACCGATAGCGGTATATGTTTGATATGTAGCCATTTTAATACTCCAAATTTAAAAGAATCGTTCAAATGCTCGAGCAGCGTCTTGGACTTTGCCAGTTTCACGCAACCTTTGCATTACCTGTTTGTCTTGTGACGATTTTGTAGGAGGCGCAGAAGTCCCAGAACGCATCATCTTAGGGGCAGCTTGAAGTTTCTTGGTTACTTCGGGCTTGCTCTTTTGAAGTTGCTCATACTTCATTGCTTTGTACAAACTCACCACAGCACGAGAGTCATAAACAGAACTGAGTTCTTGGTCAGACCATCCAACAGACTTCGCATAATCACGGATTTGTTTCCGAATCGCATCACCCTGTGGCGTAGCCAACTCAGGAATCAGACTAACTAACTTCTCAGATTCTTGACGGAGATGGTTTTGCAAAGAGGCTTGTTGCTCGGCTTGTTGCTGTTGTGCAATGCGTTGCTGTTCTTGCCTAACTACTGCTAACTGCTTCTCACGCTGACTCTGTTCAGCTACCGCTACGGCATAGCCAATAGGGTCTGTTTCCTTTAGAACATCTAAGTCCACACCCTGATTTTGCTGCGTAAGGAAGCTATCCAACGCTTGCAACTTCTGGGCATATGCCTGTCGTTCTTGTTTCACCTGCTCTAAGTGAATACGCTCTGCTTCTACAGCTTTACGTTGTTCAGCTAAAGCCTGAGACTTTTTCGTGTAATCTACACCTTGTTGATAACCTTTAATGAGTTCTTCTTCGTCAACCTCAATTTCCTCACCAGCAGCTTTGACTTTATATCTAGGCTTTGGTTGCTCGACTTCTTCTTCCTCAGAATACTCGGCATCAGCTTCATCAGACGCTTGTAGTTCCTCTGGCTGTTCTTCGGTTTGGCCTTGTTCGGCTTCCTCTGAATCACCCATTAGTCCCATTAACGCTGAAGCGGCTTGGTTTACATCTAGGCTTTCACTCCCTTGTGGGTTGGTGTTTTCCATTTGTCATCTCAAAAATCGCCAGACACCTTCTGGACGGAGGTGTAGCTTTTAGGCTACAGAATCTTCCACTTCTTCTCTCTAATCACAGTTTCCGAGGCTAAACCTTCTAGGTGTCCTGTAATTAGTTCTAATGTCTTTATGTGCCTGTAAGCGTCTTCACGCCTATCAGATTCTTCTGCACTTGTGTTAATTATTACACTAATCTGTTCTTTTTTCAAATTATCTAATACTTCTTTGAAAAAGTCATCATTCAGTAAGTTTTTAGCCCATTGAGCCAAAAGCACTTTATCTGTCATATTAGGCTTGTTCCTGCTGTTTCTCGTTGGATTATCTTGGCAGCATTGCCACCAACAGGAGTAAATAGATTCCAGTAACTAGCACCACTTGCTGTACCAAGGTCTGTAATTGGATTGTATGTAGAGCCACTAGCCCTGTTAGCCAAAGTAGCCACAGCTTCTGTATCGCCAAGTTCAGCCAATACTCGCAGGTCATTTTCTGCTAAATTGTCATAAGCAGCACCAGAAGCCTTACGACTTGCATCGGCAGTTCTAGCAATATTGGCTGCGCCTAGCAAACCATATTCATCAACTGTTCCCTCTGGAGTATTTACCACGCCATTAACAATATCGCCAAAGCTATAACCTGTAAGAGCATTGGAAATCGTATTCAATGCAGAGAGTTGTGGGCTAGTCAAAGACAACAAACTGTTAGCCAACAATGATGTGTTATCAGTCAATCCACCTACTACGCTACCAACAGTACCAGCGTTACCACTTAAGCCAATTGCTACATTGCCAAGAGTATTTAATACATCCTCTGCGCTACCAGCGTTAAGCAGTTGACCAGCAATGTTTGTCAATCCACCAACTTTGGCTAAATCTGAGTTACCTGCCAATACGCCTAGACCACTCATTACAGCACCAGTAGCAGCAACATTACTACCACCACCTGTAACCCCTGACAAACCACCTGTTCCAGTATTGCTGAAATCATTGTTGTAAATCAGCGTACCAGACAAATCTCTGCCACCACCTAAACCTGTGTTGGCTGTTTCTGTGCCTAATTTAATATCACCAGAATCTACGCTTGCTGCTGCATCAGGATTCTTAATTGAACCACCAAGGTTTACAGATGCTGGCAGACCTTTAGGTTGCAACAATGCGCCATAGGCAATTCTTGGTTGGTCAGGAACTAACGCACCAATAGAATCTAACAATGATTTTGTAGGTGCAAACTGCGTCTGTGGACGATACTGGCTCTGGATGCCAGAAACAATGTCCTCATAAGTAGCACTCTGAGGATTGCTTCCACCAACTAAACTAACCAGTTCTTGATAGTTCATGGTTTTCTCACTTAGAAATCATGCTTAACACATTATTCAATGATGGGGCAGCAGTTGCACCAGCAGTTGTTGCAGTTGGGAACATACCTGCTATTTGTGGACGAGATGTAATGTAGGCAATATCTGCATCAGATGCACCATAGTTACGCAAGTCAGCAGTAGTCAAACCTTTGAGCATATTAGCAACATCACCATAGTTACCAGATGATTCTGCTGTTTTCCATGCGTCCATCAATCCAGTAGGCGCAGCAACTGTAGATGTTGGTCTAGTTGTAGGTGTAACACCTTGAATCATGTTCACAATGCTTTGTGTAGATGGACGATTAGCAACCATCTCACCTGCCAAACGCTTAGATTCTGCAAATGATGGGAACAACTCACGCAATTGACCTGCTGTCACATTGTTTTGTTTTACATCACCAACTACGAATGTTGGTGTAGTTGTTACTGGCTGTTTAGCAATCAGGTTGGTTACATCTGTAACTCGTGCTGGAACAGTAGTCGCTGTATTAGCAACATCGTAACGAGCCTGAACACCACCTAAAGCAACACCAGTAGCACGAGCAACATCAGCAGGAGAAATGCCATACTTATCCATCTCAGCACGAAGTTGCATATCGTTCATGCCACGATTTGCATTAACAAAATCAAAGATGTTTTTGTCAATTTGCGCCTGAGTCATGCCATTGGCAAGACCCCAAGCTAAACCAGCAGATTGAGTTTGGTCACCAGTAGGAACATACCCACCAGTACCAGAAGTGGCAGCAACATCGTAGCGAGTTTGTACGCCTCCCAAAGGTACTCCAGTAGCAGCAGCAACATCCTCTGGACTAATTCCATATTTATCCATTTCTGCTTTAAGCTGTACATCGTTCAAGCCACGATTGGCATTTACATAATCAAAAATGTTTTGATAATACTGGTCAGGTGTCATGCCATTGTTGACGGCATATGTAAGTCCTGTAGAAGCCATGATTAACCCTTAATCTCTACGTTAGATGTAATGCCAGCACCAATTTTCATTGCTTTCAATTGGGCTTCTGCTTCAAACTCTTGTTGCTTCATAGCAAAGTAAGCCTGTTGTTTCTCACGCTCAAGCATCAACTTAGCAGCCTCTTTCTCACGCATCAATTGCATCTCAAGAGCAGCCTTCTGTTGTGCCATCTCCATGTCAATCTGCTGTTGCTGTTGCTTCAACTGAATGTCAGCTTGTGCTTTAGCTTGGTTAGCTTGAATCTCAGCCTGTGTCCGAGCCATGATTGCTTGCACTTCTGGAGGCATTTGCTGTGGCTGTGGAGGAG